GTTGTTCGCTTGAGCCGAGTTATCGATAATCTGACCGCTGTATTCTTTTCTATCTGCGGCAAATCCTGCATTATACTGACCCCAAGGCCAGAAATCGGTCTGAGGTACTACACCTTGAGAACCAACCTGTGAGTAGATACCACGTGTTCTAATCTGGTGAACACCGTTGCCAACCTCAGGTGCTTTATAAACCCAGTTTACGGATTGTGACATGAACGTGTAATCACTTCTTGTTCTCTCACCGGGCTGTGTACTGAACCAGGTGTATCCACCAGCCAAGTCGGTTCGAACTGCCTGTTGCCACGCAATAATTCCGGCATCAAATGTGTACTCTGCGATGGTACCCTTGCCATAAACTATCTGAATGACATGACCAACCGCACCGCCGGCATCATAAAATAAACCATAACTGTTTGTGTCTTGTATCAGAGTTTGGCGCGGCGCTATCTTAATGAAGCAGAGAGGATTTCTATTGTTACCTATGAGATTAAGTGCAGGAGCTGTTAACCAAGGTTGCGTGGCGACCGCGGAACCATCATACTTTATGCAGATGTTTGTTCCAGCGACATGGGGCACGGTTGTAGCACCATCTAGACTCTTAAATGCTGACCATCCTGCTTTTCCTGGAATACGTTCTGATGGCAGAAGAATCTCAAGATTTGTCGTACTAACGCCGGCCAATACGGGTTCAAAATGAGTTGCATCATAACCGAAGCTGAAGTAGATTTCATCGATGCCGGGAGAACCAAAGTTTTGTGGATGACCAAGTGTGGCTAGCGGATTAAGATACACACCAAGTATTAGATTTCCATCCTGGTCAAACTCCGGCTTGGTAATGTACAGTCTCATGTCTGCGCCTACACTAGGGTCCCATGGTTTAAGTTCATAGTCATAACCTAGAACTGTTCTGTAATCTTCGTCTTTGACACTTCTATCAATGGCACCACCCTTGTGAAGCCTTGTGATAATATATGACCTGTTAGAAACGTCAGTCTGGGTAGCAGGAGCATCAGAAATATCATTAAATAACTTATCTTCTATTCCGCCAACCAGGTATATCTCTCCATCTAAAGCAAGGACCTGTGGGTTGGGAAGGTTTCTCTTGGCATTGACTGTGGAATCAGGTGTAACAATGTCTTCAAAGTTCCAGAATGTAAATCCTGTGGCAGCCTTGAAGACAACTGTTAAGTTCATGCGTGGTATTGTGCAAAATAGAGAAGTTGTTAGCTCATCATAAGCTAAGGTTACAAACTCCTCGTTATCTCGTATGTCGAAGAATGTTCGTGGCTGGTCATTGGTGTATGTGAGCCAACCTGTTTGGGTGGTGTAGTTATTCAAAGGACTGGATATGCCGCCTTGGAACATATGCTTAATAGGCCCGGATAACGTCTGTATGGTGCTGCCATTGACTGAGTGTATGCCGTTGCTATCAGCGAAGATTATAATACCTTGAATACGTGAATGTGCTAGAGGACCAAAGCAGCCAATCTCATCTGAGACCTTTATAACTTCTCCGCCCGAAAGTAATGCACCTGATGCAGGTGACCGATAGAGAAATGTCTCACTCTTAGTAAAGATATAGAGGAATTGTCCAATGCCTGTAATGCATGTGATATCATTAAAGGATGGAATCTGTATGAAATCTAATGTCTTCCATGCTGATAGGAAGTTTAAGTCTGAGAACCTAACAGTTTTACCTCTACCTACTGCCAATCGACCTTGAAACTCTGTAACTGAGGTTGGATTAGGTAGTTCATGACTGTCCAACCAATCAAAGTTTTGTCCAAGTGCATCATTCACTGAGGGTGATACTCGAATTATGCTACATGTCTCGCCGTAAGGTTCATAAGAACTATCATTATCATCGATAATCGTGACCTGTTTACGCCGTGTAGGTTGGGTTAACTGACTTCTATATGTGGAGGGATTATAACAGAATAGCGGAATATCATCTGAACCGAAGAAAAGGAAACCATCTAGCTCTACAAAAGATATTGTGGTATGCCCTTCTCCTATTAGACTATCATTCCAATCCTTGCTGGAGTTAGTTTCATATCCAGCATGCCAGAACTTAGGAGAACGATTACCAGCGTTTTTATTAGATGTTCTTGTGGGAAGAACTTCATGCCATCTCTGGTCTGTATCGATATCATAAATAACTACTTCATAGCAACTTATTCTGCGGGCCTTGGAATAGCCTGAATTATCTACAGCGTTTTCAGAACTAGTTGACAATCCCAGTGTTTGAAAGACTGAGATAATCTGTGTATGACCTTCCAATGTCTTCATGACATAGGAACCTAGTACTTTTTGGAACCCTAAAACATCTTGAGCATACTTGTCTGTTTCCGCTGCAGTGCTATAGTTATTGAAACGGGAGAGCGTACTGTCTATCTGTGCTACCTGGCCGAAGCCTGGTCGAACCTCTAATGTCTTATTGGGTGTCCAAAGATTCTGAATCCACTCAGTGCCTGACTTGGTGTCAGTGCTAAGAATACCCTTAACTAAGATGTCTTGTTCTGGAAACTTACTTGCCATTACGTTTCTTTCCTTTTTTCTTAGCTAAAAGCTTTAGTGCTGCTAATCCCTTAGGACTGTTTTCTAACTGCTCCGATGTTATACTCACACCGTAGTCGTCTTTTAATATAGGGTTTAACGTCGTCCTTGTGGCAGTCATTCTAAACTCCTAATACTGAACAAACCAAGAACCTTGTGTCCGTCCTTGTTGCAGATAGTACTCAAAAGCCTTTTCAAGTTTTGCGCCTTGCACTTGAAGTTGCTCTGCTATTCCGCCATCTTTAATCATGTAGTAGCGTGCTGCATAGATTGCGATAAGAGGATGAAATGCGTTAAGGTCATCTAGGTAGAAACCGGCTGACCAGCCACCCTGAGGTTGTTCCATATACTCTAACTGTAGATTTCCACCTATGTTGATAGATGTAACGAGGTTAAAACCTTCTAAGCACACCTGGGGATTATCTGAGTTTGTGTAGTTATAAAAATCTTCTTGTCTATTAACTTGGTCAAGCCTGAACCGGATAGCACCGTTGTTATCTACTGCTACCACATTACGTAACTTAACTAGTCTTTCACCGGCTATAGCCAATGGTCCCATGAGAGGTGCCAAGAATGGTGCCCCTGCCGGTGTATTGGGAATAACAGCTATACTGGATAAATCAACGATTCGAGTATTGTTATTCTGTGCTACATCCATGTTGATAACTGCTCTCTTAAGAAAGAGATTAGGGTCATGCTGCATGGCAAAGTTTCTGAACTGTTCGTAACCTAGGTCTAGAAAACTGTCCGTCGACGCAGCAGACTGGAATGTTGTGTCTGTCTCATCGATAAACTCTAGAAAAAGCTGTCTAACTTCTGTGCTGAACATTATTTGCCTCCTTGGGCTTGACCTGCAATAATTTGCTCTGTGGTTGCAAACTCAACACCAGGTTCACCAGCTATCTGTTGAGGTGCTCTGGCCACACCAATCTCTTCTGAGGTGATTGCAAGGTCAGTTACATCACCTGCTGTTTGACCTTGAGCTGCATTCGATGATTGCATAGCAACTGAATCCAGTGCATTTGTTGGGTCCATCTCTTGGCGTGGGAACACCTTGAAGTTCAAGAGGCCTTGCTCATAAGTTCCTGCCGGCTGACCGAATGTTGTCATAGCAACCAGGATATCTGAGAGGTAGTTCTGTTGTTCTTCATCTAAGTCGTAGAAGTCAGAAGTTCTCATGAAATCTGTGAAGACCTGGATGAAGATTGGAATATTGTCTGAAGCGTATATCTCAACTGTGTTGCCATCTTTAACACCGCCGATAATATCCATAGCGTGGGACATATCTGCAGTCTCTTTGGTAACGAAGTCCAGGCCAGTGTGATGGGATAGAGCGTTACGAGCTTCTTCAGGAGTGATAAGCTGTGTCTTAAGCAAGTTAAGAACCTTAGCATCCTTAGCACCTGCCTCTTCAATAAAGGATGAACCTGCTTCAACAAAGACTTCTGGGTCCTTTGTTAAACTAGTGGTGCGTAGTTCCTTGAATATCACTCGACCGTAGGAGTCCATCATTCTCATCATCTTCTTCTCGGGATAGTATTCCTTCATAAGTGTGAGAACGCGCTCTGCTAGATGCTTAATAGCACCTTCAATATTCTTTTGCGTTACTTGTAACTGAGAAACATCTTGTGTTGCCAAAGCCTCAATAGCTTTACCGCTTGTCACACCAACGGCACGGCGGCCTAGTGATGTGGAGTGGATACCTGCAACATCTTGCATTTCTGATTGTAATCTAATAACATTGTCTAACACGTAACCGGGAACAGGAGCAGCTGATACCTGCTTAGGAGTTCCACCGGCAGCGTTATAAAAAATCTTCTCACCTGGTCGGCCTTTAATCTGGTCGGATGAAACACCTGATGATTTAGGAATCAACCACTTAGGATTAGACATCAACTCCACATTTTGCACGATTTGTGCACGTGCTCTATTGTAGAGATTTTGTAGTTCGACCATTGGTTCAATAAGACCAACACCCCAGAATCTACCAGGGATATCTGTGTATCTGATGAGCTGAACTGGGTGTGGGCCTTCCCACTCACCTTCAAATAGAACTATGTCACCCATCATGACGCCTGTTGCGCCTTCATGACCGAATATCTCAAATACCTCTATCCTGTCATCTAGTTCTGCATACGTGGTATTACCAGTATCATATGCATCTACTTGAGAGCTAGGAGCTATTTCTATTTGTTCAGCAAAGTCTGGATATGTTGCAGTAAGTTCTGAACGTGTTATAAACTGTCGTAATGCGATAAACCTACTTTGTTGCTCGGTCTGTGCACCCTTTTCAATGAAAACATCATAAGGACTATAGACGCGAGTTCTAACACGTTCCTCATCTGGGTCGTAGTAAGTGTGTAGTGCTGCTGTTCCACATGTCAACAACCACTGCAGCATGTCTTGTGCCTTCTCATCGAAGCTGTCTTCTTGATAGTAGTACTTAAAAGCGTCCTCAGCCATTCGAGCTTTGATAATGTCTTCTGTGCTTGGTGAAGCGGGCAGAACGGTAATATTAGGAACAGTCATCTGAAGTTTGCTGAGGATTGTTCTGTAAAACTGTAGGATAAGATTAATGGAAACCCTAAACCTGCCAGGTTGATTAGGTGCTGTGATGTAACGTGCGATATCTCTATCATATTCTAGATGTTGTCGTCCCTGCACATAAAGCAAGCACACATCCCAAATACGAGTAGACATGGTCCGGTAAGACCTAAAGCTGTTAATCAAGCCTCGATACTTTTTCAGCTGCTCTTTATTGCTCATTATAACTTCATTCCGCCGCCAAAAGCACCATGCGCTCCCAGTCTAGAAGTAATATCTGTACTTCTAGATAGTGAATCACCTAGTTCAACCGCCTTTAAGCCGCCACTAATGTCACCAGTAGCGATAGCAGCATCACCAACTGCTTTATTTAAATCTGCTGCACTCTTAAGGCCTTGAACCTCTTTTAGTGCGCCTGCACCTTGAGCGGCCGCTGATGCCATATTACCGACCATTGAACCATAGTCTCCTTTAGCAGCATCACCTGCAGCTCCACCAAGAGCCATACCTGTGCCGGCGGCTCCTAGAATGGCAGGTACTGCCGCTAGACTCACACCACCGCTGGGTATGGCAAGTGCTGCGGCTCCAAGAGCACCAAGAACAGAGTAGATAGCTTTATTTCTATCGCCCTTCTTCTCTTTTCTCTCTTGACCTATTTTCAATGCTGCAGCGCGCTTAGCTCTTTTAGCACCTTCGTCTACGTCATATAATCCTTCACGGGCCATCGTAAGTTTCCTCCGTATCTAAATATTGGAAAGGGGAGACATTGCTCCCCTCACCAACCATATTGTCATTCTGTGTTTTAATCTCTGCTAAAGAAAGCTGCCACAAGTAGTAAGCACCAGATAAGAATAATAACCCGAGCGGTAGTTTCCATAGGATGTCAATCACGAATGTTCTCTCTCTTTATTCTGTTAGCTCCTGCAGCCCTTCTAGGACCTAGGAACATAAGACTGGAGGCCCATAAGGACCTCCAGCCATGATGTTAAAACACCTATTAGACTAAGATTCCCGAAAGAATACCATTGGCATTCGGACGCATAGAAACCACCTGATAGTAGTGTCTATAGAAACCTTGCCATTCGTCTGTTCCTACAGTTCTGGAAAGTACCGACCCATCAAGGTCTGCAAATCCAGGCTTCTGAAGTTCACACATCTTCCAAGTTTTGGTAGAGAGGAAAATCATCAAACCACGGGGGCACTGACGAGAGACGCGGATTGGAATACCAGCGTAGGAAAGCTGACCACCGAAACCGGCGTCACCCTTACGTCCTGCACCAGAAGAATCCACCTGTGCCTGAAGACCAACCTGAATCAAAGCAACATAGGCCTGACGTGCAAGAGCTTGGCAGAGGATGACGTCTGGAGTTTCACCAGAATCTTCACCAACTGAGTCGATGACTCGTTGCATATCTACAAGAGCTAGTGGAGCACGACCGGCAACGGGGACATTTGTGGGGGATAACACGTTACGTGCCTGCAGAGCTCGTTCACCGTTAGTTGACGTACGGTCAGCTGTATAGTGAGCTGTGGAGTGCAAGTTCTGGAAGATACCTTCTGCTTCTGCAGCGATATTGACCAGTTCTAGAATGTGTGCCACGTTAACTGCAACACCGGTGAATCGAACCCACCATGCATTGCTGTCTGTGTTAACGGCTGTTCCGTAAGTTCCACCAAGAGTGAAATCAACACCACCGGTGAGGGTGAGTGTTCGGTTTGCAGTATCGAAACCTTCAACGGTATCAGTTAACGGACCAGGAGCCAGGGTAGCGAGGTCATAAGCATCGTTGCCAGCAGTTGTATCACCGACATTACCGAACTCAACAGTTATATTGTTAACAGGTGAGATAGCGACGATGTCGTTCAAGCGCTGAAGCTCAGCGAAAGAACCGTCGAAGTTAGCTGTACCACCAGGGGCGATGACTTGGTTATCAACGATGTAACCGATTGTACCAGCACCAGAGAAGCACATTTGATTCTCAAGGTTCTTGACATCTGACACGAGACGTGTCATTTCAGCATCAACATAAGATGCGAAACTGTTTCCACCACCTGAACCGGCGGAAGAGATTGAAGGTCCGGAGAGCTGGAAACGTCCGTAAACGAATGCGGCCTGAACGACCAAACGGTCGAAGCCCTGCTGGTCGGCAGGACCAGCAATACCGGGGAGTTGACCGCCTTCTGCGCGTGCGCCTACAGCGGCGTTACGAGAGACGTGAACTGGAATGATGACCTGACGGCCAGACCAGTCGAGTTTTGCTTTCTCAAACATGTCTAAAGCGAGGACTTCGTTATTCAGCTGTTCCTGAATGGGTCCAAGATAGAAATCTTTGAGGATAGAAGCGAGAGTAGCAATAGAAGCTGCCATTTTATTTATCCTTTAAGGTTAAAGTTGTATTTTGCCCGATTTGATAGCTTCGTAAAGCTTATCTCGAGCGTTT